CAGTTGCAGTCTGAGTTTGTGGCAGATCAGTTAGCACGTGCGCTACCTGGTGGCGCTAGGGATGCAGTACGCACTGTGGAGATCAGCCCGCAGTTTGCTCAAAGCGTGGTCACCACTGACCCCACACAATTCAATGTGGTTGCATTATCGGATGACCTATTTGCAGCAGTGCAAGGCGCACCGCAAACATTCAGCCTGACCGCTGCCCAAGGTGCCACTATTACACTGCCTAACGGTGAGGTGGTGACCAAAGCGTTTCGTGGTATTGCCGTAGATCAAGCCGAGCGGTTCAGCCAGGTGGTGCGGCAGGGCCTGCTCACTGGTGAAACCACGCCGGACATTGCCAAGCGGTTAATTGGCAACTTGCAATTTGGCGACCGCGCCAAGACCGTCAAACAACTCGTTGCAGCAGGTGGGCAGTCAACTGCTGTAGCTGACAATCAAATCGTGACCCTTGTTCGCACTAGCATCAACCAAGTAGCAAATACCGCAAGCCAACAGGTATATGAAGCAAATCAAGACATCACTAAAAAGTATCGCTATGTGGCAACACTGGACACCCGCACCAGCAGCATTTGTCGTGCATTGGATGGTAAAGAGTTTGAATATGGCAAGGGGCCAACACCGCCGCAACACTTCAACTGCCGATCAACGACAGTGCCGGTGATTGATTACGAGGGTCTAGGTTTCACGCCACCACCACCCGCCAAGCGTGCATCAACTGGCGGTCAGGTGCCAGCAGATCAAACCTATGGCGAATGGCTAGCCAAGCAGCCGCGTGACGTCAAGGCCGAAGCGCTTGGCCCCGGCAAGGTTGCATATTTCAACCGCCTTGCTGATAAGTACGGCCCAACCAATGCCATCGCCAAACTGGTGCGTGATGATGGCTCTGAGTTAACCTTAGAACAGCTCCGCAAACGATATGGACCTGCCTAGCCTTCGGCATTTCCGCAATACCGGCATCTACAGCGATCCCGTAGAGGCGCTCGTTGGTGAGGCATGGGTGCCAGCGGTTTACACCGATAAAGGCTGGGCAACGGCTGATGGCGCTAGCCTGTTGACAGGTATTCAGGAATGGCGTCATGCCAAAGAAGATGACGGCAGCCCAAAAGAAAGTGGGCAAGGTGATGTCGGAGTACAAAGCCGGAACACTCAAAAGCGGCAAGCCAGGTCCCGGCAAGGGGCCAAAGGTCAAAAGCCGGAAACAGGCAATCGCAATTGCCCTATCTGAAGCTGGAAAGTCCCGCAAGCCAAAAGGTAAAAAGTGATGCCTAAGAAGCCTGGCCTTTATGCCAACATTGCCGCCAAGCGCAAGCGCATCGCAGCCGGCAGCAACGAACGCATGGCACGCAAAGGCGAACCTGGCAGGCCGACTGCTGCTGCATTTAAGGCTGCTGCTAAAACTGCCAAGAAACCCAAAAGGAAGTGATCACCTATCGCGGCGAGCAATTTGAGGGTTACAACAAACCCAAGCGGACGCCTAGGCATCCCAACAAATCGCACGCGGTATTAGCCAAGGAAGGTGAAACTGTCAAGCTCATCCGCTTTGGCCAGCAGGGCGTATCTGGCTCACCAGCACAAAAAGGAGAATCAGCAGCAGACAAGGCCAGAAGGGCATCATTTAAAGCACGACACGCCAGCAACATAGCCAAAGGCAAGATGTCGGCTGCCTATTGGGCAAATCGTGAAAAGTGGTAACCTATGCATGTACTTAACCCTGCGGGTTATCCATGTCTGAAGAAAACCAAACCCAAGAGCCTGCGGCTACTGGGATTGACACCGACGCGTTGCAGCGCAGCGTTGAGGCACTTGAACGCAAAAATCAAGAGTTGATTGCTGAACTTCGGCAAGCAAAATCCAAGACTTCAAAAGTGCCGGATGGTGTCAATGTCGATGAACTGCTGGAGTTCAAGCGTCGCGCCGAGCAAGCCGAACTTGAATCCCAAGGAAAATACCAAGAAGCCCGACAGGCTCTGGAGCAACAGTTCCGTGAGGCGACGGCGCAAAAGGACCAGCGCATTGCAGAACTTGAAATCCGCGTCCGTGAACTAGAGCTGGTCACGCCAGCCGTCACCGCATTGGCGGAAATTGTCCACGACCCCGACTTGGTACTTAAGACCAAACTGAGTGCTGAGCAGATTGAACGCGACACTGACGGCACTGTCGTCGTAGTCGATGGCTACCAGCGCACCCCTGTCACTGAATGGGCCAAGACCTTACCGGCATGGATGCAAAAGCAACCGCGCCCACAGGGCTCTGGTGCACCAACTAGCGGCGCATCAGCCAGTATTCCTGCTGGCATGAAGAACCCATTCAGCCCAGATTCATTTAATTTGACTGAGCAATCACGACTGTTTAAGACAGATCGGGATCTGTACGACCGCCTTAAAGCTGCCGCTAGCCGCTAACATATTGCCAGCCGGCTGCGCTGGTGATATAGGGCTGCGCCCAAACCGTAAACCATTTCAGGTGATCAATCATGGCGACTCTTCGCTCTGACATCATCATCCCCGAGGTTTTTACTCCTTACGTCATTGAGCAAACCACCTTCCGTGATGCCTTCCTGGCTAGCGGTGTGGTGCAGCCGATGGCTGAGTTGAATGCAACCGAAGGCGGTGATTTCATCAACGTGCCTTTCTGGAAAGCCAACCTTTCCGGTGATTTTGAGGTGCTGTCTGATAGCAGCAGCCTCACCCCTGGCAAGATTCAAGCTGACAAGCAAGTCGGCGTGATCCTGCACCGTGGTCGTGCCTTTGAGGCTCGTGATCTGGCTGCTCTGGCTGCTGGTTCTGACCCCATGGCCGCCATCGGCGCCAAGATTGCTGATTACATCGCTAACCAGCGCCAAAAGGATCTGCTGTCTTGCCTCGCTGGTGTGTTCGGAAGCATCGGCAGCACCTCTAGCTCTGCTGCTTTCTTCCCGCTGACCATTGATGGTGAGTCGGGCGACACCCCTACCACGCTGAGCCCCCGCCACGTGGCAGAAGCCCGCAGCCTGCTGGGCGACCAAGGCGACAAGCTCGCCGCTGTTGCCATGCACTCCAAGGTCTACTACGACTTGGTTGAGCGCAAGGCCATCGATTATGTGACCGAGACCGACGCTCGTCTGACGTCTTCGGTGACTGATTTCGTTGGCGGCAGCATCGCTGGTGCTTACGGCAACCCCACGGTTCCTACCTACATGGGTCTGCGTGTCATCGTCTCTGATGATGTGCAAACCGATGGCAGCGGTAGCTCCACCGAGTACGCCACCTACTTCTTCACCCAAGGCGCTATTGCCTCTGGTGAGCAGATGGCGATGCAGACTGAAACCGACCGTGACATCCTCGCCAAGAGTGATGCCATGTCGATTGACCTGCACTACTGCTACCACCCCGTTGGCGCCAAGTGGGGCGTGACCACCTCGAACCCGACCCGCGCTCAACTGGCAACAGTTGGCAACTGGTCGAAGGTGTACGAAACCAAGAACCTTGGTATCGTGCGGGCGACCAACACCTCTAACTTCGATTGAGGTAACTGATCATGGCACAACCTTCCCAGTTTGAACTGTCCACCGAGCAGTACCTCGAAGCCACTTTTTACGGGGCATCCTCGATTGCCGACGTGCAATTCTGGACTGCTCCCGTTAAGTGTGAAGTGGTAGCAGTGCGTGAAGTTCACGCCACTGCTGGTAGCGATGGCAGCGCCGTAACCGGCACCGTTCGTCGTTGCCAAGGCACCGAAGCCGCCACTGCTGGTGATGACCTGCTGAGCGCCAGCATCAACTTCAAAGGCACTGCTCTCACTGAGCAGACTCCTGCCTTGACCGCCACCACCGCTGACCTCACCCTTGAGGTTGGCAACCGGCTGTCGCTGGACGTGACAGGTACCACCACCGCCTTGGCTGGTGTGATCCTGACCGTTCTGCTGAAGCGCGTCTGATGGGGCTGTTCGCTTTCCGGCGACTGCGTGAACTGGAGGCTGCCTCTACGGAGGTGGCCTCTCTTTCTATTGCGGAGCCTGCGCCTACACTAGAACAACAGGAGCCAGCCGACGATGGCAGTAGTAATCGTGGCCACACCAGGGGCCGCCGACGCAAACTCGTACCTGACGCTGGCAGCAGCGCAGTTGATAATTGACGGCTTCGTGCAGGATGCTGATGTAACCGCATGGGCATCGGCTACAACTGACCAAAAGAACCGCGCATTGTTTACCGCCACGCAACGCCTCGACCGCGAGCGGTTCCTTGGCGCAAGGGCGACTGATACGCAGGCTTTGCAATGGCCGCGTACTGGCGTGCGCAAGCCTGACACTTATATCAACACCTACGCCGTTGGCTTTCCGTTTCGGATTACCACTGACTACTTCACCGACACCGAAATCCCAACGCAGGTGCAGTATGCGCAGGTGGTGCTAGCAGCGTACCTGCATAACAACCCTGACGGCCTTGGCTTGAGTGGCCTTGAAGATTACAAGAACGTCAAGATCGGTAGCATTGACGTGACGCCCAACCTTGGATACGGCGCTGTTGGCGCGGATAAGGTGCCGCCAATCATGGAACGATACCTGACTGGCCTTAGAATTAGCGGACCAGGCAACGTTGCTATTAAGCGGAGCTGATCATGGGTTACGCCTATCCCGGCGCTGAATTTATCGATGACACCGCTGCGCACACTGGGCGCTTTGGTAAAATCGTGGCACTTGAGGATTCGGTAATTGCCAGCTTGACAGCTCAAGACTGGACCGGCAACACGCTGAGCGCCATCCCATTTAAGGCAAGCACTGAGATCGAAGGCGTCTTTACCAGCATCACCTTGACTAGCGGCACTGTTATTGCCTACAGGCTTTGACCATGAGTGACACCAATTACCTTGCCATTGATTACTCGGTAGGTGCCACTTTTATTGGCAATACCGACACTTACACAGGCAGGTGGGGCGCTATTCATTTCACGACTAACACGCAGATCAACACGATTGTCGCCCAAAATTACGACGGTACTACATTGTCGGGTCAATCTTTTGATGCATCAACAACGCTCTATGGCGTGTTTACCAGCATCAAGCTGCAAAACGGCCACTGCGTTGCATATAAACTCTGATGACACTAGCCACTCCGCTACGCAAGGTTGCCAGCAAGTTGATGGCAAAGTTTGGTGGTAGTGCAACTATTCGTCGTGTAACAACTGGCGTTTATAACACTACAACTGGCACCGCAAGTGAAACCACGGCTGATACCGCAGTCCGTGGTGTGCTGGAAGATGTCAACCTGCGCGAGGTTAATGACCTGATTCAAGCTGGCGACAAGCGTTTGTTGATTGCAGCGGCTGATATTGCTAATGCGCCAACAACTGCAGATGAAGTGCTGATTGGCGCAGTCGTGCATCAAGTGATCACGGTGCGAACCATCGGGCAAGACAATATCGCCATCACCTACGAGCTAATCCTGAGGGCATAATGACACGCACCATCCGCGTTGGTGATATTGGCGATTATGCCAGCCAGCAGATGGAGAAGTTGCTGCGGGTTGCGGTACTGGAGACTGATGCACGCCTAAAGGCTGCCAGTCCTGTTGATACCGGCAGATTTCGTTTTAGCTGGCAGGTTGGTGAAAATACCACTGCACGCCCACCTGACTATTACGGCAACGAAGGAGGACCAAATGCCAACATTCCACCGCTCGTAAAGCTGAACTATCAAAACGAGCGCATTGGCAACATCTACTCTGTTCACAACAACTTGCCATATGCGGAGCCACTGGCTAATGGCAGCAGCAAACAGGCATCTGCCGGCTGGGTGCAAGGCATCGCTAAAGACATCCAAGGGTTTGTGCAAGTCAATGCCGACCGCATCGGGAGGGAATCATGAGCAGCACCTACAACGATGTACGCGCTGCCATTGAGGGTCGCATCGC